GGTAGAAGTTGATCTAGATCGAGGAACATTTGAAATTCCGTTGTTAGTAAATGCTTGGTATTGACTTTCTAGTCTAGCGGATTGATGAGCTAATGCTGATGCTTCTTGTAAGCTTAGACCCATGGCCATAAATTGATTTGTTAAATTTTTAACGATTGAACTAAAACCATCAGTTGAAGACGCTAAACCATCTGTAAATTTCTTTAATCCATCTGTAGCGTTCATTTCAGCCAGTAACTTTTTGGCCAATGCCTCATTGTTATCTAATATGGCTAGTTGTGCTCTCAGGCGTAGTTTAGTTTCTTCATCCGTAGCTTCATTTAAGGCTTTAGATAAACCTATACGCTCAATATCAAACTTGTCTTTAAGTTGCTCTACTGCGGTTTTATCTTTTAACTTACTAATTTCCTGTGAGCGTAGCCTGTTAGTTTCTTTTATGTTTTTAGCTTCTTGCCTTCTTTGTGCAGACAGAATTCTGGTAGAACTTCTTTCTTGGCCACCACGATCTACTTCTTGGCGACCTGCACCCCTTAGCGCTTCTGTGGCTCTTAACACCGCACCAATACCAGGTATGTTTCTTAGGAATGAACCATCCATGCCAGGTATATTTGTAATTTCTTTTAATCTACCTACGACCTTGCCTAGTCCTACCAATACCTCGCTTGTGGCAGTAGCAAAATCTTCCATATTGTTAGTTACATTTTCAATACTGTTATCTTTGCCTAATTGAGATAATGCATCTAATAAACCTTTACCGATTATTTCCTGAGCGTTTTGTGTTGCAACTCTTAATAGATCCATCTTTCCAGCATAGGTATCTAATCTAGCTGAGGCTTGGCCTGAGAACTTATTATTAAGCTCAGCCATAATTGCATCCATGTCGCCAGCCTTTAATAAGGCTTTATCTAAGCCAGCACCTAATCTGCTAAGACCTGTAGTGTTGCCAGCGTAAGCACGTGATAAGGCTGTAGTAACTTGTGTTAATGATGTACCTGTAGCAGCCGATACATCCATAGCCGTAGTTAATGCATCTTGGCTCTTAGTGATTGATCCAGTTACTGTTAATAATTGCTGGAATGCTGGTCTTAACTCATCATCTAATACGCCAGTAGCCCTCTGTAGGTTGTCTATGTATAACTCAACTCCAGGCGCACTAAACTGGTAGCCAGTGTTTCTTAATTGAATCTCTAAAGACTTGGCTGCCTTTTCATCAGCTGCAAACGCTCTTACTGCTTCTTTACTAAATCTAGTTAATGCTGTTACTGAGAATGCTGCGGCAAAGGTTTTGGCAAAGGATTTAACTCGCTTTTCAAATGCATTGATTTCTTGCTTACCTTTTTTAAGCCCCTTGTTATTAAAGGTGCTGAGTGCCGATACGACTATATTGGCCATTATGCAACCTTCTTTTCTGTAGTCTTGTTAAAGTGTGTGGCTGTAGCGTTAATGGCTTTTACAATTACGCCATAGATATCACCGCTATCTTGTGCCCATGCTTTGTAAATCAAACGGCCTTTAGTCTTACGACCACCACCTCTAGCGCCTTTAACTTTAGGCTGAGATGTAAGGGTTGGTAGATCAGTAACAAACTGATAACCAGCAAATGGGTTATTAGAATTATATGCAGCTGTAGATCTACTTCTACTCTTTCTGCTACCTGATTGCTTAAATGCCATAGTGCCGCCACCTTCTGCAACAGAAGTAAATGGCGCTCTGCCTTGTGGGTTTAATCTACCTGCGGTTTCATAGATGCGACCAGCAGCGCTTATATTGTAAACATAACTTTCTACTGTATAGCCATTGCTAAACCTGCGGTTTTGACCTTCTTTGTATCCAATACCACCGCGAACAGTAGCTGCATCATATTTAGGGAATGGGCGATAATCGACAGTAGATGATATTGGTTTAGACCAGCCAGACAGCACTTCATTGTTACTTACTACAAATCCTTTAGCCTTAGCCTCTACGCCCTTCATGACAGGCTCTACGGCTGCTTTAACACGCCTATACATGTCCTCATCAATAAATGTTAGGCCATTGATAACGTCTTTAACGCCTACGACTTCTACTGGCATTTCTGACCTCTCTAGCTCTATCATTCAAAACTTGGACTATTGCGTTTAATAATTCTGAATCCATATTAATGAACTCACTTGGCGCTATCCCAGTTTCAACGCTTAGTGCAGCGATACTATAAACTAAAGAGTCACGCCTAGTTATTTTTTTTCTTCGTCTAAAACCTCAACAGTTTCTAACGTGTCAATAAACTCAGTACCCCATAAAGGTATCTGTGCGCCAGACCTACGCAAGCATTCATAAGCCAACCAAAATATTTCGGTCTGCCTTTCGTGCTCACGTAGGACTTTAGAAATTCCAGCGCCGTACTTCAATTCGAAAGCGTACTCGACACCTGGTGTTATCTTGTGATCTGATACTTCACCATTAGCCCTTGTTATCTTTAGCTTTGCCATTATTACTCCTTGATTAGAACGCCACTGTTGGCGATACTGTTACTGCGGAGTTTACTGTAAATGTCATTGAAGATGTAGCAATTTCAGCCACGCCACCCTGACCCAGTGGAGTTAGGTTATTTACCAATATTGAGAATTGGTAGGTTGGGTTAGCAGCTGACACTGTAGTACCTTTAACAGTAATTACTGATACTGAAATGGTCTTACCGAATGCATCATTGAGAGTTTGCATAACCTGGTTAGATGCCCACTCATTGTTAAAATCAATAGTAAATGTTGAGTTTTCTAGTCCAGCCACGTACTTGTGTGATGTATCACCCATAGCTGTAATTTCTAACTCATCTACGACCTTGTTGATTACTGCGCTTGTTACGTATGCGCTGATATCAATAGATGGTGTAGTAGGCGCAGCGTTGGTAGCCAACTTAACGCCGACGTTATTATTTAAGTATATTGCCATTGTTACTCCTCGTCATTCTTGTTGGTTGTTGCCTTGCCTTTTGGTTCTTCCTTTATTTGGCCTGTCTTGATTAAGAAGGCTAAATCTTCTTCTCTGCTCATTTTAACTCCAGCTCGTTAGTATGGATACTGTTATTTCTGATGTTAGTAAATCTCCACTCGCCGCACTTGTAATAGCTGGAGCGGAAACGCTTGTTATATTCATAACTAAAGATGATCCTGCTAATTTAGTTACTACTGCTACGATAAAATCTTCCATGCCTTTTAGGTTGCCTTGATTATCAAATGCCGGCACTGCCATAAGAATTCTAAAATTAGCCAATGGTGATAATGTTATTTGAGTATTGTTACTTGGCACTAAATACGGATCGCCAGGGGTGATTACTACGCTGTTAGCCAATAATGTAGCTGGTGGAAAACTAAATGTGCTCCATACGCCAGCGTTTGCTAAGGCTGTTGCAAGTGTGCCTCGAAGTGTTGTTACGGCGGCCATTAGCCTACCAATGATGCTGGTGCTGAATAAGGCTGGATGAGGCCACGCACTCGGTTAATCAGCTGATAACCCATCCGATAAGGGCTAGCACTGACCCCATCCATACCTACCCCACCAGTCTGGCTTACTTGTCTAGCTTGCCAGATATCAACGGCGAGAATCATCGCCGCTTCCCGAATGGCAGGGATCGCACTGTAATCATCTTCTTTCGTGTCTTGTCCAGATGCTTTACCGCTTGGAATAATGCGATGGAATGGATCGTCTGCGTGTACTTTCGCAAACTGAATAAATGAATATCCGTTAGGGAATGAATAATTGGTAAAGAACGACCAGAACGCCGTGCTAATACTTACAGGTATTGTTATGCCTGGAATTGTGCCAGTGATTGTGTGCTGGCCACCATAAATAGATCCGCAGCCTTCTATCGCTACGCTTTGACCTTTAACAAATATACCTGGGTTTGCTAATACTAATGTGGCTACATTGTTTTGTAATCCAGCCGCCACTACTGGTGCATCATTAAACCATAAATATTGTTTTAATAAATCTTCGGCTGTTTGACAAACTTCTTCTACTATAGTGTCAGAATAGAGGGAACCAATACCGAGATTAGCTCGCAATTCGGCTTTAGTTACATATGTGGCTGGCATTGTATTCCTCTCTTAAAAAGCTCCCCCAGGGCTAGGGCTACTAAACCCCAGGGGATTATTAATTGTTAAACGGATTTATCAGGTCTTCTTGTACTTTAGAATTCCGTTAGGCATTTTTGCAATTGTTGCCATGTATCCGTAAATTGCTACCTGTACTTGTAGGTTTGATACTACGTTAACAGACATAAATGCCTGAGGTGAGCGATATACAGTGAAAGCCTCTGGTGCAAGGATAATCGCTGAATCATCATCAAATGT